CATATACTTAATTACCTCGTGATTATCATCCGTCCAGATACCAGCGTCTGTCATACCGTCAACTAGGGCTTTCACAGTCGGATAAAAATTCGGCGGGTCCATCCGCCTTTCAGTCGGTGCGTAAATCGTTACCACAAGCCCGCAGGGACGTTTTTTTGTGTGGGTGGTATATTTACCCTCAGAGAGTTTTAAAAACGCTATACGGCGAAGATAGGCAGTAATTTTAGCCTTCTGCGTCCAATGTGGCCTGTCGTTAGCATTTAACATCTCTTTTTTGCGCTTAGTGTTGGATAAAACAAATTCAAACTTCAACTAATCGCCTCGCTTTCATCTCATTTGTTCGCTCGGTATAGGTCGGCGACTTGTAAAAGTGTATTGTCGATACTTTCACGCCAAACCTCTCCGCTAATTCTTTTGCGGTGCCGATTGCCAGTAGCTTATCGCCTTTGTAGAGAGCGTACTCTTTTTCATGAGCTGCCATATTCTCAAAATTAGCGACCGCCTTTGTGTGAGTTTGGCTAAATACGGGCAGTCGCTATCGTCCAACTGTCAACTGATTGTTTACAATTGACACGCTTTCTAGTTCGCTTTTATCGTGGTTCACGGCACGTTTTTTACTACTTGTTTTTGTCTGATACTTATCTATTTTCCATGTTCAAGCCACCGCTTCTCTATAAGCACACCTTCTCTATTGCACTTTTTACAATGCCAAATTACTGGTTCATCTATAAAGTGCTCTATATAGCGCTCATCACAATCCATGCAATAGTATTCTATTCCTCTGATTTCCATAACTACCACCCACACAATTCATTGAGCTGTTCTTGAGTTACTGGCTCAATCCGTTGGTATCCGCTAACCTGATAATTTTGCTTGTGTTCAAAACCAAGCTCTGACAGTCCTGCCTTGAATAAGTCTTTTTCTGCCGTGTTGGTAAAATAGACTTCCAAGGTCATTTTTTGTGTGTAGTGTTTTGGCTCATTTTCAGACCCTCTGAGCGTTTTTTGGTCGAGGTGGTATAATTGCCCTCCGCCCAAAATCTCGCCTGTCTCTGGGTCAATTTTGGGCGTTTCTGGCGATTTTTGAACCTGCTCTTGCTGTTTCGCTTGTTGCTCAGCCGAAAGTTGCTCCCTTTCGGCTTCAGCTTGTCGCAGTTTTTGCTTTTCTTGCTCAAAAAGATAGTCTGACATGATTTGTTGCATTACATCAGCCAAAGACATTGACTGCAACATACGGATATACGGCTGGTCTGTCATACCGTACTCAGCACATCGTCCAGAGATGGCAGCTTTTTCTTTTTCATGCTCTTGTTGTTTTTGGTATTCAAAGGTGACCATATCCTCAAGAGATTTCATTGTGACTTTTTTCAAGGTCACGCCATCAGCCATAAAGTCTGAGGCCTTAATGTATTCCAAGGCTTTTTCGTCAAAGAGTCTAGGGTCTAGCATGTACTCAGCCGCTTTGTTAGCTAGATAGCTCTTGACAGTATCAAGGCGGACAGCTTTTTGATTATCCTCAAACTCTTTGACATCAGTAGCAATCTTATCAATGACTTTGTCCATTGGTTCGCTGGTGTCCTTGATATACTTGTCAAACTCATCAGCGGACTGTGACAACTCACGCTTAATCTTGATACGCTCATCAGAGATTTGTTTTTTGAGTTTGCGTAGGTCAGCTAAAACTTGCTTGTCATCCTTGATGGTTGCGGCCGTGACCGTGTAATTTTCATACTTGGCTACTACATCGGCTATACCTTGCTCAAACTTTTCACGGTCAATGATTTCAACCTGTGCCTGCGTTACTTTTGCTTGTAATTCTTGCATGTTGTCCTCCTAGTATTCCAAATCTTCCAATAGCTCACCTTGTGCTGGCTCATCATCAGGATCAATCACATCATCAGTTGGATAGCTTGTGTCAATCTGTCTCTGAGCTTGTTCCTGTTTCATCTGCTCAATTTGAGCCATTTTGCGTGCCATGACATCCTCACGGCTTTCAACAGGTTCCGCCTGTTTGATACGGTCAAAAGTTTCACCACCATCATCTTCCGTGTACATATTTCCCAAATCCTCAGGGAAAGCCTCACGTAGAGCATTTACTAAGGCTGTCTTCCTGATCATGGTTGCTGGCATAGCGTTCCAGGTACTCTGTTTCTTGTCATATTCTTCACGACTGACAAAGATTTCTACAGGTACTTTGAAATTTTTCCGATAGACTCTAGCCCAACCACCTACCAAAGTATCTCCAGGTAACATGAGAGCTCCTTTGCGTTCGTGCATAACTCCATCAGTATCAACGGTTACAACACCTGCCTCAAATCCCTCATAGTTTGGATTTTGGGCAGCACGCTTGAGAAATGCCTCTTTTGAGACAATCAAGCTGAACTCTGTGCCTCCAGTTTTTTTCTTGTAAGCAACAATATAGACCTCGTTTGCTAAAGGGTTTAAGTTGCGTCCTTTGATAAGAGATAAGGCTTGCCCTACTTGTTTTTCAGTCAGCAAGTTTTGAGGGTCAAAATAGCGTTTGACATCCTGAAAAGTCCAAACACTGGTATCAATAGCAATGTCACGCTTTGCTTGTTGGGTTGATAATTGATTGTTACTCATTTCTTTCTCCTCTTCGTCTGTTTCAAATTCCAGCTCTCACGCTTTAAGCGTTCGTTTTCTCGTTTCAAGGCAAGTATCAAGTCCTGTTGTTCGTTGATAATCTCGCCCAGCTCTCGGCCCAGGTGGAAATAATCACACCTCAGCCGTCGGATTGTATCTAGTAATTCCTCTGTCATTATGCATCCCCTACATAAATCCATTGACCGCCGCTGAACACCCATTCATCAGGATCATGTACCTGACTTGGTTCCTCAGGTTGTAGATAGTCACGGTCATAATCAAACCATGGGTAAGTACCGTCCATGTCGCACCTCCTAGGCCACATACTTTCTACCTAGCTCTCTGACAAGGCGGATGTATCCTGCCTTATCAGCTAGACCTGTATCCAGTAACTTTTCCTTCTCTCCTGCCGTGGCACGTTGCCAGACAAGATTTTCACGTAGTTGCCATTTCATCGCTGATTAGTCCTTAACCAAAATATCAAGCAACTTCTTGATTGAGTCTTTGACATCCTCAGTATCTTTGACTGGTTCTGCTGGCTCTTGTCCATTCAAAGTTGTCAAGGTATATTCTGCCTGCACCTTTATTGGTTCAGCATCGAACAGCATTGCCATCGCCAAGTACTTCTCATGGTCCTTGCCGTAATAATGTTCTTCTGGTATTTTCAAAGCGCTTTCAACATCGCTAACCCAACCTGCTGAATATGCTAAAACGCATTCGTTGTTTTTGTAACTAGCTAAGTAGCTCCCTTCTTTATCTCGCAATACGATAAATGTGTTTGTTTGTTTCATGATTTTCCTCCTGTGGATAACTTCTGTAAATCCCTATATATATATTATTTATATATAACGATTAGTTTGTTTTTAAGTTAGTTAGAGGCTTTAGCCTCTTATTGTTCATTAGTGGGCGATAGCCCCTAGATTATTATTAAGTTAGTTATTATTAGTGTCGGGTTTTTCAACTTTTGAAAAATACAACTTTGTAAAACCCGTAAGTTGTAAATTCACTCTGATGATTCACCTGTGGATAACTCATCATCAACCTTTTCTTTCCAGTACTCCCAATAGCTATCTGTGATAGGGATGTCGGAAACTAAGGGGTAGTTCTGAATTCCTCTTCCTCTCCCTAGACTTTTTCTGTAGATACGTATATAGCCGCTGTCTTTTAGTTCTTCAAAGGCATTTCTATGAGCTTCTCGACCGTTCTTTGAGCGTTTGGAAAGTTGATCGATGTACGGTCGCCAAGTATCTTTGTTCGACATCAACACAAATAGTAACCCTTTAGCTTGTAAACTAAGTTCGCTGTTTTGAGCAGGGTGATTATTTATTTTAGAGTAGTTTTCGTGTGTATTTCTTGCAATATGCTGCATAAGCCATAACCATTCCTCCTAAACTCCAACAATTCCTCGCTGAAACGTGTTATCAATCGCTGTCATGTTCGTCATATTCCAAAATCCTTTCTACATCCTCAAGATGTTCAATGTCGCCTGTCCGAAGAAATCGGTCATACGATTGAGCGATTAATTCCAATCTAACCAGACTTGTCATCTTTCTAAAATCCTCCTCAACATAGCATTTTCGTCCCTCAACCGCTGATTTTCGATGCGATAAGCATTTCGCTCCACAGCAATTTCGCGGACCATGTCATGCAATATTTGGTTTTCCTGCTCCAGTGTGTAAAGCGGACGTGGAATAGCAGGTTTTTCTTGTTTTAAAAAATTAACCAACCATTTCTGCATATCTTTTCCACTCCTTATCCACCTGCTGAGCGTCTCTCTTTAGCCCGTTACGAGCTTTTTCAATGTCGCAGGTACTCTGATACCCCATGCCCGCTTTAAAGCCGTACAGGTAGTCTCTGCGCCGAATTTCTTCAAATTCTTCACACTTCCGCTCTTTTTCTGCTTTCCGCTGTTCCGCAATTGCCACTGCCAAGATTGGCACGGCGAAAATTCCTAATGTAAATATCGCTTCTGTCATATCAACTTCCAATTCACACGCATCCACTCAACCACGGCATCTCGTGGAAATCGTGGGTGCGACCCTTTCTTATCAATTCTTGGGAAATCCTTCAGATGTGACACCCTTTGGAATTCCGTCTTATTTGCAATACCCAACAACTTCTTGCATTGCTTGCTGTTGAGTAGCAAAGGCAGCGCAAGTTCTATGTTAAACACCTCAAACACTTCTACCAGTCTGACTTTTAGTCGACTGATAAATCGAGTAATGTAGCTTTCAGCAATGTCATCCATCTTGTCAAACCTCACTTTCGTGTGTTATAATTTAAGTGATTTTTTTAGTAAGCCACTGTTCCCGCAGTGGTTTTTTTGTTTTTCAAGCAACATCATCAGCCAAAAATTTATTGATAAAATACTGCTGACCTTTGCCAGTAACTTTTACAGTTTTGCTAATCGAGATATGACCGTCAGCATGTGTGATAGTCGTCTCTTTGATTTCAAACAGACCTAGTTCCATAGACTTCTGCGTTGGCATATTCCAATCACTGCCCTTGCGCTTAATCAGATAGCCATTCTCACGCAACCACGCAAACAAGCGATTTGCACCGATTTTAAATCCGTTTTGGCTAATAAGCTTAGCTAGGTCTCCAACCAAGATAGATGAGTGACTAGCACTCACAGCGTCTGCAAATAGCACCTTGGGTTTATCCGCCTCAATCTGTGCTTCCAGCTGATGCACCTTTTTATCTGCCAATAGCAGAGCGCGAGCCATAATCTTCTCTGGACTGTTGAAGTCCTTTTCTATTTGGATGAAATACTGACGAACCTGCTTGCCTCGGTCTGTCCGTTGGATCATAGCAATTTCCTTGGCCATGTCCAGCTTGATAATATGGTCAACCGCTCGACGACCTCCCGTACTTTCGCTCAAATTTGAGCAGAAGTCCTGTCCTTCGACAAATCCATATTCGGTCATTCTAGGGAACCAGTCCTTATATGCCGTCTTGACACCCAAAGCCTCATGCAACTGCCGACCAGACACAACAGGCTCTTGATTATCATTCACATTAACGTTAATAAGTTCATTCATAAAATTCCTTTCTAAATTCATCTAGGCTGACATCCAGAGCATCAGCAATTTTAGCAACATTGCCAAACATCATGTCCTTCTTCTTGCCAGACTTCAACTCTGCCAACATCGAGTAATTGATACCAGCTTTCTTCGCTAAAGCGTAGATAGTCATTCCTCGGGCATTGGCGAGTTCTTCGATTTTCTCCCACATCTTCAAACCCAATATATAGAGAGTTATATCCGTCTTTAGACTGATATTATTTCTATATATAGACCTTTCTACATATTTTTGTTATCATCAACTTATGGCAATCAGGTAAACAAATCCGACTTTAACTACCAAATCTAGTGATTTTCTCCTGTGCGTCAAAATTTATGGAAAGGAGAACGATTATATGAATATAGAAGAACAAAATTTACAACATGTGTATGTATCGCCAAGCGACCATCCTCAAGGTTATCAATTTATTCCCAAAGGTAATCTAGTCTATAAGTTTGTAAACAGTTCAGACCGATTATATTTTCAAAGATTTTATATTTTTGATGACGGAACAATTGTTTTAGATGAGGTTTCGCAAGGTCAAATTACTATTAAATCTAATAATAAATTCACAGTTGAAGGTGATTTTATTAGATTTGTTTAGTTGAGTCTATTTGTTCTTTAGTCCAATTCCCAAGGACTATTTTTCCTGAATCTACTGTTACCGCAGTAGATTCTTTTTGTCTATACGGATACCGTTTTGGTCTCATGGTTTTCTCCTTTCTAGTCCTCAAGGACAAGACGCTTAGTCTTGATGACAACTTCTTCAATACGAGCACGTTTCAAGCCTTCACTGATAAAATAATCAATAATAGCACTACGGCTCATTCCTGTACCAAGCGACAAGTTATCAACCTCGTCGTAGTTCTCACGACTAATGACCACTGTGGGACGGTTATTCCCTTTCTGCCCTGTACTTGGGCGACCGTATCTTTGTTTTGTCATATCATTCTCCTTTCTGTAAATAGCAGAGCTGGTGTGTTTGTGTTATTTTTGTCAACTTCGTTATGAAATTAAAATGGCCGCTAAGACCTTCTGAGGATCTACACCGATTACCTCAGCCAGTTTGGCCATTTCATCACCATCAAAACGCTCTTTAGGCTTTTTCTGTTTTCTGTAAAATCCAGAACGAGTTAAGCCCATGCGTTCTGCAATGACATTTCTTTTCATACCGCTATCGTTGAGTAGTTTTTCAAACGCGGTTTCTTTCAATAACCCTCACTCCTTTCCCTCTTTTTCCTTTCTGAGTTTCTCCAGCTTTTTATCCAGATAACGCTTGTGAGCATGCCTGCCAAGAAACATCAAAACCCATAAACCTGCTAACCAATACAACATTGCTTTTTCTGGCGAATGGTGGTATACTCAAATAAGAGGTTGGGGCTTTCGCCCCTTGCTCTTACTTTTTATTTAGTTTAGCTTGCTCAATCTTGTGGTCTAGGATTTGTTTGTGCCACAGACGAGCTTGCCTTACCAAGCCTAGCACTATCAGAACTGTTCCGAGTTCGTCAGGTGTTAGGCTTTTTAGTATGTCCATCATTCGCCGTTCCTCCTGTTTTATTTTCGGTTAATTCCTTAACCTTGACTATAGTATACACCTTTGTTTCCTTTTTGTCAACACTTTTGTGTTAAAAAAGTCAACTTTTTTAAAAATATCTTGTTATCGTTTTTGTTGACAAAATGTAAACATGATTATATAATGAAGAAAAAAAGGAGGACACAGTATGGATACTCAAATTGCTTTTCCTGCAATGGTTAAACAGTACAGAACAGCAAACTCTCTCACCATGGAACAGTTAGCAGAAAAAATAGGAAAAACAAAATCAACCATTTCAAAGTGGGAAAAAGGAACACGTTCTCCCAAAATACAGGAAATTGAAGAATTGGCAAATTTCTTTGGAATTGATCCGCAAATTATGATGTTTGGTAAATCCTACACCACCACAGCCCCTAACAGCCTCATAGAGCAGATTTCGGACAAGGTGGTACAATTAACCGAACCCAACCAGAAAAACGTGCTACGCTACTCTAGCGAACTCCTAGATAAACAAAATACAGTAGAAAACAGTAAGAATACAGTGAGCGAACTGCAAGCCACCTACCACACCTACAACTACTACGATCAACCCGCATCCGCTGGTACAGGTCAGTATCTAAACGATGTACAAGTGGAACAGATTGAATTACCTGTGAATGTCAATGCTGACTTCGTTGTACCCATTTACGGAGACTCCATGGAACCAGAATACCACTCAGGCGATTATGTATTCGTCAAACTATCCGTAGATCTATCTGACGGCGACATCGGAGTATTTGCCTATAACGGCGACGCCTATATCAAACAACTCCGCATCACAGACCAAGGCGCCTACCTCCACAGCCTGAACCCAGACTATGACAACATCCCAATCACAGCAGACACCGACTTCAGAACCATTGGAGAGGTTGTGGAGGTTTATAGGGAGAGGTAAAAACCACGGCTTGTGGTGATTGAGGAGTTTAATAATTTAGTTGGATAATTTAATATTTTCACTCAAAAGAGTTGACACATAATTAAAAACAATGTATAATACCATTACTTAATTAGTTAATCCACTCCTGAGAGTAATTCCCCCACCATAAGGGGAGCGACGAAATCAGGGGTTTTTTTGTACCTAAACGGAGGAAAAAATGAAGGTAGCAATTTTAGTCGATGGTGGTTTCTATCGAAAGAGAGTTCAAAAAGTATTTGGAGATGAAACACCCGAAATTGCAGCGGAACGTCTGTACAAATATTGTAGTCGACATCTATATGATAAAAAGACATCAAAAAATAAAAATAGACATGAATTATATAGGATTTACTATTACGATTGTCCCCCATTATCAAAGAAAATCAACCATCCATTCGACCACGAATTGATAGATTTTGCAAAAAGCCCAATAAAAAAATGGACAGATGATTTTTTTTAATGAGCTTAGTCACAAACGAAAAGTCGCTTTACGACTTGGCGACCTGAATGAAAAGGTAGCCACTTTCAACCTCAAGCCCATAATTGCAAAAAAGCTGATAAACAAGACAATTGATATAGATGATGTCGAGAAAAACGATTTTGTTTTTAACGTGCAACAAAAAGGGGTAGATATGAAAATTGGCTTAGATATTCTAACACTAGCTCTTAAACGTCAAGTAGACCAAATCGTCTTGATTGCTGGTGATAGCGATTTTGTTCCTGCTGCTAAAATGGCACGTAGAGAAGGAATCGACTTCGTCCTAGATCCTCTCGGAAACAAAATAAAAGACACTCTCTCTTTACATATCGATGGCTTGAGAACTTGTGATAATGAATACTTAAAATCGCAACCAAAGACTATCAGTAACGATAGCGTAAAGTCAAGCGATAAAACAAATACACTCTCCACCCGACTAAAGTGGAGAGCTAAAAACAAATAAAAAATCCCCACACTTCCAACCGACCAAGCCGAAGTGCAGGGTAACCAAATAAGCAAAGACCAGCTATTCAGCAGGACCTTTTGCGTACTCTAATTATATCATTTTAAGGAGGTGATGCCAATATCCTTTCGAAAAACCTTGTCCAGATTGGTCTTACAGAAAGGAAAGAGAATGAAATATACAAAAACAAAATACCCAAATATTTTTACGTACGAAACCCAAAAAGGATTGCGTTACTATGTCCGCAGAGGATACTTTGTTAATGGCGACAAGAAAGAATTTACCAAAAGCGGACTACGAAGCTTGAAGGACGCCCAGAGAATTCTAAGGGATATTGAAGAAAGAATTTATCATGATGAGATGGATGTCAACCTAGAACTGACTTTAAATGAATACTGGGAAATCTACTCAGCAAAGAAAGAAAGAAAAAACAGGTCAATGGAATGATACATCCATCTACACTAACGCAGGCATTTATCGTACCATGATAAAAGAAAAGTGGGGAAACCTCCCGCTTAAAAAAATAAATCGCAACGATTATGAAGAACATCTGGCAGAAATGCTTGGCCAGTACCGCAGGAACAGTGTGCTTACCAGTAATCGACTTTTGAATTCCATTTTAAACGATGCTGTCAAAAATGGAAATCTTAGACAAAATAAATTGTCTGGTATTTATCTTGGGGAATCAGAGTTAGAACCTCTTAATAAAGAGTTAAAAATCGATGATTTTCAAACGTGGATAAAAACCGCAGAAGAATTACTATCGACCACACATTTTGCATTTGTCTACCTGACTATTTTTGGACTTAGACGCGGGGAAGTCTGTGGTATCAGGTTCATGGACGTTACTTTCGATTCGAATAATCGAGCAGTCTTAAATATAAGAGACTCTCGTTCCAACAGGACAAAAGATGGTGCTGGAAGAACAAAAACAGAAAGTTCTGTGCGTTACATCGTTTTAAACGACAGAGGCAGTGATCTGTTGTTACAGATCATGGAAACAGCAAAACAAGTCAAAAAGAAAGCAGACGTCATTGTTGAGCAGGAAAAGGATTACCTGAGCATCCGAATAAAGAATAATAAATACTATTTGGAAAGACCTGCTTTTTTAAACAAAATTTTTAAACGAGTAAGTGAGGAATGTGGTATCTATATCACTCCACACATTATGCGTCACTTCTTTACCACTCAATCGCTCATTGCTGGAGCTAGACCAGAAGATGTCATGCACTTCCTGGGACATGCAAGCCTTCAAACAACCAAACAATATACTCACATCAAAGAAGAACGAGCACATAATGTTACCGATCTATTTGACAAGAAAGTTCTATAA